TTTTATCAAGCACTGCAGATACTCCTGTTTTTTTGCGCCAAGGAACTTCTTTATCATTTAGTGGTAATACTGCTGCTCCATTTAGGAGGCAAGTAATTGTCAATGAAGACAAAGTTGTTGGGACATCAGCTACTACTTTAAGTGTGACTCCTTTGTTGCGTCCTCTCGTTTTTGGAAGCAATCCAATAGGAAGAGCAATTGTTCCTTTTGTGTCTAATCACGCTAATTTAGAAATTGCGGCATGTAGCACGACTAATAATTCACCAACTATTACTACTACTAACTCTTTTGTCGACGTTGAAGTTGGTGATTTTGTTACTGGCACTGGAATATCAACTAATGCGTATGTTGTGTCAAAAGCAAGTAATACATCTTTAACTATTAGTGCAAATGCAAGTGCCACTGGCAGCGCAGTTGCTTTAACTTTTATTTCTCGTGTTACTCCAACACCATTAACTGGTATTCAAACACTTGATTTAAATAATCAAGAAACTCAAGTTGATACTACTCATTTTGGCTCTGGCGCTGGCACTGAAGCTGCAATTGTTAGATTTAATAGAAGCTACTCAGCATCTGGCATTGCGTTAATTGGTGATGAAGCGCTAGAAAGAATTGTAAAAAGAGTAGCTGGTTTTGACAATGCTTTCTTAGGCAGAGAAGTATATGCTGTTTCAACCACTTCAGATGGTGAATCTATTCATGGTGTTGCAAAAATTATGGCATTAAACTTGCCTGCTAACCAAAACGAAGTTAAGAAATACTCTTTTACATTAATGTATCAAGGCAATGCTGCTTGGGTACAACCTTACTCTTATTAGGAGAATAAATCATGCCTTTAGCTACCGCGTCTCAGATTTTACAGTCTTTTTCTCTCGAAATGATGCTTTTGCCGTTAGATAATTTCGGTGCTGCCAATAGATCTTCTACTGGGTATCCTTCTGTAACTATTGCTACAAGTGCTGCGGCAGCAGTAGGAGCTACTACTTTAGCTGTTACTAGCTTTACTCCTAATACTGTAATTAGTGCTGGAACAGCTTTATCTTTCTTTTCTGCTGGAGGAAAATCCAGACAACAAGTTGTAATTACTCAAGATGTTGCAGCAGCAGCTACTACTAGCTTAACAGTTTCCCCGTTACTTCGTCCAATAGCATCCAGCGCAGCTGCTACTCTGATTTCTCCTACCTCTGCTAATATTACTGCTGGCGCTACAAAGCTATTGCCATTAAGTGGTATTCAAACAATGGACTTGAACAATCAAGAAACTCAGGTTGATACTACTCACTTTGGCTCTGGCTCTGGAACTGAAGCTGCAATTGTTAGATTCAATAGAAGCTACTCTGTATCTGGTATTGCATTAATTGGTGATGAATGTTTAGAAACTGTTGTTAAAACAGCAGCTGGTTTTGATAACGCTAGACTTGGCAGAGAAGTGTATGCAATTACAACAATGCCTGATGGCGAAAGAATTGCTGGTGTTGCAAAAATCATGGCATTGAACTTGCCTGCCAACCAAAACGAAGTTAAGAAATACTCTTTTACATTAATGTATCAAGGCAATGCTGCTTGGGTACAACCTTACTCTTATTAGGAGAATAAATCATGCCTTTAGCTACCGCGTCTCAAATTTTACAGTCTTTTTCTCTCGAGATGATGCTTTTGCCGTTAGATAATTTCGGTGCTGCCAGTAGATCTTCTACTGGGTATCCTTCTGCAATTATTAACACAACTGGTGCTGCTGTAGGTGCTACTTCTTTAAGCATAGGTACTACTTCTGCTATTACTGGTACTTCAACAAACTTTGCTATTAATGCTGGAACAGCTTTATCTTTTGCTGCTCCTAGCGGTGCTGTAAATGCAAAATCTAGGCAACAAGTTGTAGTAACTCAAGATGTTCAAAGTATTGCAACTTCAGGTACGTCAATTTCTATTTCTCCATTACTTCGCCCAATAGCAGCCTCATCAACTGCTACTTTAATTTATCAAACAGACGCTAATATTACTGCTGGCGCTACAAAGCTATTGCCATTAAGTGGTATTCAAACAATGGATTTGAATAATCAAGAAACTCAAGTTGATACTACTCACTTTGGCTCCGGAGCTGGAACTGAAGCTGCAATTGTTAGATTTAATAGAAGTTACTCTGTATCTGGAATTGCATTAATTGGTGATGAATGCTTAGAGACTGTTGTTAAAAGAGCAGCTGGTTTTGATAACGTTAGACTTGGCAGAGAAGTGTATGCAATTACAACAATGCCTGATGGGGAAAGAATTGCTGGTGTTGCAAAAATCATGGCATTGAACTTGCCTGCCAACCAAAACGAAGTTAAGAAATACTCTTTCACATTAATGTATCAAGGTTCTATTTACGAATGGACTGCTCCTTACTCTAATTTTTAGTATGGCTTACTAAAAGCTAGGGGGATAAATGGCTTCTACTTCGCAACCACTAAGAAGTTGCTGCTTAGAAATATTGCTGCTTGACGTTAATTCTGATGGCAGCACTATTACTGATTTATTTAAGACAGAAATAGAAGTAGTAGAGACGGCAAACATCTCTGCTACTTCTGTTAAACTGCGCAGTTATACTGATGTATTCTTACCTGCTGGCACTTCTCTATCTTTTGTTAATCCAGACGCTGACGGCATAAATACATACAGAAAGCAAATTATATTAACAGAAGACACAACGATAGAAGAATTTACTACAACTGTTAAAATCTATCCTTTACCTTATTCTTTGCGGCAGGGTGATATAGCAGAAGCCATAGAAGGAATTTTGCCATTATTTGGATTGCAAACAATTGATTTATCTTCCCAAGAAACTCAAGTAGAAACAACAAATTTTCGCTCTGGAAAAGGCGTAAATAATGCTTTTGTAAGATTAGCTAAAACATGTAATGTTACTGGCATAGCATTAGCAGGAGATAGAGCATTAGAAACTATAGTAAAACCAGTTGGTATTTTCTCTAGTGAACTATTTGGCAGGGACGTATATGTAGCTGTTACAATGCCAAATGGCGAGCGATTTGAAGGTATAGCTAAAATAGGATCTATGGCATTACCAGCTAATCAAAATGATGTTCAAAAATTTAGCTTTACTTTACTATTCCAAGGTGAAGATTTTGTTTGGCATCCTCCCTTCATTTTTAGTTAATCCATGATATTATTATTGTGCAACTAATTTGGTACAACAATAATTGAAAATACTAACTGATAACACACGAGTGCTAGCAATTCTGGTAAACTGTAGACAAAACGGCAATAAATTATTGTGTGGAGCAGCAGTTTTTAAGGGCGGATTATCAGGAAACATAAAAGTATACGATATATCAGATCCTTCTGTGTCGTTTACTATCAAAGTCCCGGAGTCAGTTGCTTTAGTTGCTACAACAGAAACATTTGCTGATTACTACGATTCGTTTGAACTATTATTGGTGTAATAAACATGCTGCCATTAATTCAAAAAAAAAGTTTACCAGAAATTATCAAAGTCGGAACTGATGAATCTGGATATTTGTATTTAGCTAAAACAAAATCTATCACAGTTGGGGAGAGGCAAGAACTATCTGAACACGAAAGAAAGCGTGGGCAAGGTAGCGTAATGGCATCAAATCTAATTAACAAAATTGCCAAAGAAAAAAGCATCAGCACAGTTGAAGCACGTAATCTACTTGGTGGTATTGATAACTTAGATAATAGTCAAATTGTGGAAGAATATGCCAAAGAATTTTACGATTTGTCTACATTTATTGGCTCTGCTGACTTAGATATTAAAGTTGCTGTAGCGCATATCATTATTAAGAATAGAGTTGCTTACCCAATCAAAGTTGCTGTAGATGGCAACATAAATGACAAGAAGTTAACAGTTGAACCATTAACAGTTAATTTAACACATAGGCAAGGCATTAGAATAGGCAGTAGCTACATTATTGCTGAAGGAAATTATGAAATAGATAACACGTTGATTAAAACGCAGCCATTACCAGCTTCTATTAAAGCAGGCAGTGTTGGATTTTTGTCCTCTAATTATTTCTATGTGCTTGGAAGTTCTGAGTGGACACTAGAAATGACTAAGCAGCTAGATGAAATTCTTATTAACGATATTTATGACTTCTTCCAAAATGAATCTAACAGATGGGAATCTGTAGAGACAGTTGTACAAGATGAGCCGGGGGAGGACAAGACTCAACTAGCGTTACCGATGGAATAGATTGGAAAAAACTGTATTGGCGTATTCAATCTTATCAAATCAAAGATAGAAGATTTAGTGACTGGGAAACTTATTTGCAGCAGCCAGATTATGTAGTATTTGAATGTATTACTGAGATGGAATCTTTACGCATGGCTCAGTCAAACATTGACTCCAGAGTTCATGCAATTGGCTGGGCTGGGCTATTCAATGGATTCAAAGGAAAGGAAGATCCATCTATTGATTACACTGAATTGTTGCCTTTTCCAAATCAAGCCCACAATCCAAAATGCAAATTGAGTGATGTCACAAAAGCGATTATTAACGAAGCTATACGTAAAAAAGATTTACCATTGATTTCGTTGACTAGCTTAGCTCTACTGTTAAATTAAAAAGCACTGCATTTATCAGCAGTGCTTTTTAGTGTTATATAATTATTGCTCCAAACATCAATGCCGCCGATTCTAAGGACGATTCAATTGTTAGTTTTTTGCCATCGCTGGCGTAGATTTTTCCACCAACACTCCTGACATAATCAATAAAAGCATTCAGGCTTTCTTTGTGTTCAAATATAACCTGAGTCATTAGTCATTTGATGCCCATTGCAAGAAATTATAGAATTCTAACGCCCACTCTAGAAAGTTGTAAACAACGTTTCTAACAGCTTCCTGATTGCTTCTTTGCTCAGGAGATAATGTCTCTCCCCCAAAGAAAGAAAGAGTCTCCTCAGAGAAATTTTGCCATGGTGAGATGGCGTGATCGAATTC